ACAATTAATGGATGTCATGAAGCGTTTTGGTATGGATGAAAATCAAGCTGAAAGAGAAGCTGATCTTTACCTATCTCTTCCAACAGGAGGCAGAACGGCGTATGCAAACATGTTCTTTGATAGAATGCAAAGAGGCGGCTTTAGTGGAACACAACCTCAATCAACAGGAACGGAAAAAGACTCCGCAATATTTAATAATGTTCCAGGCGAAATAATGGAACAGACAGACGTTTTATCTTCAAATAGACGCGGAGATGTTTCTTCGACATCTGAAGAAGTTGCAGGTTTCCAATGGCCTAAGCTGAATACATTTGAAGGATTAACTCCTAAAGAGAGAACGACTCGTCAAAAAGATCTCTTCAACGCCAACGCAAAAGATTTCCAAGAAAATAAAACTAAACAAATGGGTTATGAAGACGAGCTAAGAAGGCTTGGATCAATGGCTACTCTTAATGATAGTGGAAAACTTCCAGAAGGATTGCAAAATCTTAACATAAATTGGACAACGGGGGATATTAAGTTTCCTAGATTAGCTAATCCAGAAACTCAGCTCTTCGTTAAATCTGTAAATGACTTCACGACAAAAGCTAAAGATACATATGGTTCTAGAGTGACTAACTTTGAATTAGGAACCTTTATGCGTCGTTTGCCAACGCTTGCCAACTCTGAAGAAGGTCGGCGCTTGATTCTTGCGCAAATGTCTGCTCAAGCCTCACTAAATAAACTTTATCATGACAGTTTAAACGAGGTATACGATAAATACGGTCTTAGAAATATAGATGTTCAACAAGCAGAGAAAATAGCTAAAGAACTAAGGAAAGATGACGAGGCTGCACTGCTTCAAGACTATAAGCAAGCTATGCAAGCACAAGAAGTTTATGAAGCAAGACAATTAGCTCCAGCTAATAAGATGCCAGCAAGAGCGCCAGATGGACGTATTGTTTACATTTGGACTGACCAACTTGATAAAGCTCAGAAAAAGGGATACAAACCATTATGACCTCTCCTCAGTTTGGTATAGAAGAAGATGATTTCGGTATAGAATATTTTGATGATGTTGTTAAGCAGAGAACCCGAGGTGGTCAAGGCTTTGAAGAACAGGATGAATTTGAATCGGAAGCTATACCTTCCACAGAAACAGAAAGTCTAGCAAGAAGAGCTATTGGTGGATTAGGAAGGGCTGTTGAAGGAATTGGACAAATAGGCTTATTAGTACCAAAAGATATGCCAAGACATGCTGCAAGATCTGCTGCTCGTGCTGGCGAAACTCTTATTGGGTTGCCTGGTGACATAAGAGAATTTACAGGAGCTATTGGTGGATGGCTAGGTGATAAAGCACGATCTTTAATGGGAAAAGAGCCGCTTACCGAGGAACAGAAAGAATACATTAGGGAACAAACAAAACCAAAAAACTGGGATTTAATTGGAAAACTAGCAGAATCTTTCCCAACATCTCAAGAAGTAAGAGAAGGTATTACAAGAAAATATACTGGCGATTACCTAGAACCTCAAAATAAAAAGGAAGCTTTTGCTGATGAAGTTGTACAAGACTTTACAGTTTTAGCTATACCAATAAAGGGGAAGCCTCCTTTTGCTAGAGCTCTTGGGACCTCCCTATTTGCCAATTCTGGCGCAGAAGTTGCAGATGCTTTTTTCGGAGAAGATGCTAAAAACTACACAAAATTAGGCTTATTATTTTTTGCTGGAATGGTTGGAAGAAATCAAGGAGGCGTTAAGAAATATATTAGCGGTCTTTATGATGACATGAGAGCAGAAGTTCCTGAGGGAGCATCAGTGTCTTCTAAAAATCTTTCTAACAAACTTAATAGAATCGAATCCGCTTTAAAGAAGGGAGATCCAGCTGCTGCAAGTAAGCAAGAAGCCTTTCAGAAGATTAATGCAATAAAAAACAAGATAAGCGGCGGAGAAATTTCAATTGATGAAATTTTAGAACTTACAAGGGATGTAAATGAATCCATCTATGATTCAAAAGGTCTAGTAAGAGGTCAAAATAAGCTTTATGACGTACGAGATGCATTACATAATGCAACTAAAGAATATGGGGCAACAAATGAAGCATTTGCTTCTAAGTGGAAAGATGCTAATCAAGCTTTTGCCTCTACTGAGATGTCTAGAAAGGTAGGAAATTGGGTTAAGAAGAATATTAGTCCAAAAGATTATGCTTATGCGGCGAGCGCTTTTGGACTAGAAGGCGCACTAATTGGAGCTCCAATGGCTTTTAAAACAGCAGCTGGTGTTAGCGCCTTAGGGGCGACCGCTTATTCTGCTGAAGTTTTGAAGAGAATATCTCAGAGTCCTGCTTTGCGGAGATATTATATGAATACTGTAACGTCATCTTTACAGCAAAATAAAGCTTCATTAATGAGAAATATGAAATTCTTAAACGATGGATTGGAAAAGGATTTTAAAGAAAATCCATACGAAACAGTTGATTTCGAAGAAGAAAATTAAAAAAGAGGGAATAAGAAATGGCTAACAAAAATCCTTTAGCTTACACAGGCAGAGTGTCTGGTAGCACAAAAGTTCAAGGTGATGTGCAATTTGATGGCACACAATTTACAGTAGTCAACGGGATCGTTAAGTTAAAGGGTGGTGGCCTAGCCGTTGATACACTCGCTGGTGATTCTGGTACAGCTACTCCAGATGCAGCTGGAAAAGCTACTATTTCAGGTGGCTCTGGTATAACAACATCAGCAACAAGTAATACAGTTACTATAACTGGAGATGACGCAACCACAACAACAAAAGGCGTTGCAAGTTTTCCAGCTGCTCAATTTTCAACTTCATCTGGAGCAGTAACAATTCTAGATGCTACAGATTCTGTGAAAGGCGCTGCCAGTTTTGATGCAACTCAATTTACCGTAACTGCAGGTGATGTAACAATTAATGATGCTACAGATTCTGTGAAAGGCGCTGCCAGTTTCAGTGCTACAGATTTTACAGTGACTTCAGGAGCAGTAAGTCTCGCTGAAAGCATACCATCTGTTGCTAGCGTAACAATGACATCTGCAGAAGTAAAAGCCTTAGCTACAACTCCAATACAGTTAGTTGCAGCACCTGCTGCTGGTAGTGCCATCATCTTTGAAGGGGCGTCCCTTAAATTGACATATGGTGGGACAAATGTATTTACAGAATCAGGAGATAACCTAGGTATCAAATATACAGATGCATCAGGGGTCCAAGTTTCCGATACAATTGAGGCTACAGGCTTCATTGATCAGGCAGCTAGCACTTACACAAGCGCAGTGCCAGTAAAAGATGCTATTGTTGCAGCAACAGGCGCAGAAGCTCAAGCATTAGTTCTCGACAACCTTGGTAGCAACTTTGCTGGTAATGCTGGAGACGATAATACACTGACTGTATCTGTTCTTTACAGAATTGTAACCATTTAAGAGGTAAAACATGACTCGTCCAGGAGTAAATAGGCCGTTTAAGTTCGGCGAAAGAGATCGTAGAGAATTTATTGTCCAAGAGTCTGAAGTTACATTCAGAGCAATCAACGACCTCTCTGGTAATCCTATATTTCTTGGACGAGCTAAAATCGGCATAACAGAAGCCGAAGAAAAATGGCAGATAAGAAAACTAACATACGACGATGTTAATGGAGTTACAAAAATTGAATGGCCAACTAATACAGTCCCTGTAGTCTCTGGAGATTATGAGTTTATCTGGGACTCTGGATTTACACCATTAACGATTACTGGGATTTCAAAAGCAAATCCTGCCGTTGTAACTGTATCCTCCATTGGGGATTTATCAAATGGAGATAAAATATACATTACAGATGTAGTTGGGATGACAGAAGTCAATTTTGACGGAGACAATCTATATACAGTAGCCAATATTGCAGGAAATACGTTTGAGCTTAGCGGAATTGATTCATCTGCATACACGTTATACACTTCTAGTGGGACTGTATACGCTCCTAATGTTTTACAATACACATATGCATAGTAGGTAAGAGATGCCCTATAAATACAACGCCATCACAGGCGAGCTTGATAGAGTCGATCCAAGCAATGCGGCTAGCATAACGACAGATACAACAAATTTCGACGGGTGGTTATCTGCCTCAGATACAGATGTTCAAAAATCACTAGACACTCTAGATGACATATTGACGGCTGGTGGTATTGGCACTGTCTTAGCTGGCGATACAGGCTTGCCTAAATTTATAGGTCCGTTGACTGATGGACAACTTTTAATTGGCGATACAGGCAATGCGCCAGCTGCTGCAGCATTGACATCAACAGATGGCAGCATTGGCATTACTAATGGAGCTGGGTCTATTGACCTTTCTTCATTAGGACAAGTTCAAGATCAAATTTATTATGTTGGAAAACATGGTAATGATGCCAATGATGGTAAAACAATTGGAAAAGCCGTTCTCACTTTTACACAAGCATTAGTTTTAGCATCGGCTCAAACACCTACAGCATTGAATAAATTTGCCATTGTATGCTTAGACGATGGAATATATGCAGAGAATTTAACTGCCGTTCAGTATGTAGATATTTTTGCTCCTAATGCAACCCTTGGTGGCAATATTACACTTGTTGATGAAGTAATGATTACATTTAGTTCTCAAATTGTAGCTTCAGGAACAATTGGATTAGTAAAAGGTGTCGGAACTTCTTACGCATTTGTTGACATTGAGAATATTGATTTACTTGGAACCGCTATTGGTGTAGTAGCAACGTCAGGCTTTATCAATATAAGCTTCAAAAGAATGTCTGTTGTTAACGGTGTTGGTATAGGTGATATTTCATCAGCATTGCAGCATATTCACATCAAAGGTGGTGATATTTATGTCACTGGTACTGGTATTGGAATCGCTAGAATTGCAGCAGGAACCATAGTTGGACGAGTAGACCACCTTCTTGATACCGGAGGAGGTAATGGAACTGCTATTTTTAATACTTTAGGAACAATGGATCTTGAAGTATCGAGGATTGAGGGTTTTGCTGTTGGTTTAGATGTAAACTCCGGAAGTGTCAATCTCTTGTGTAACACATTAGAATCTACAACAGCCTATGATGTTGCAGCTGCTGGAACTTTGAACTTAGTAGTAAATGAACTCTCAGGAACACAAACGAATGCTGGAACTCTTTCTTTACTACGAGGAGATGGGGAATCACTCTTAAATGCAGTAACATCTACAGCCCTTACTGACACCTCTAGAACACAACACGCTGTTTCAATCTATGGTGCATCTGGCGCTTTATCTGAGGTTGGTCCTCTGACTAATGGGCAGTTAGTTGTAGGCTCTACTGGTAATGCGCCATCTGCTGCCACATTAACAGCAGGAACAGGTATTTCTATTACTAATGCAGCAGGCTCAGTAACAATAGATGGTACTGGTGGAGGCCTTACTTGGTCTACAAAATCTGCCAATGATACGCTTGCAGTAAACGAAGGCTTCCTGTGCACTGGAGGTGCTGCATTATCATTTGCTCTTCCTGCAACATCGGCTGTTGGTGATACCATTAGTCTTGGTCTTGATGGATCAACGTCATGGACAGTGACTCAAGGTGCAAACCAGCAAATTCGTATAGGATCGTCCACCACAACATTGGGGGCCGGTGGTAGTTTAGCTTCAACAGCACAAGGAGATACAATCACCATGGTTTGTGTAACTGCGAATTTAACGTGGCTTGTAACTTCATCAATGGGAAATATTACTGTAGTTTAAGGAAGACTTATGGGAGTACCTAATTTAAATCCACTTGGCTATTTAGGGGTCAAAGAGAAAAACCCTCCAAATATAAAGCTTTTTACAAGAGATCCAACTGTAAATGATATTACTGGGTGGGATATTGGTGATTTTTGGATAAATACAGTCGATAAAACATCATGGCAGTTATTATCAAAAGCTGCAGGAGTTGCAGATTGGGAAAGCCTATCTTCTACAAATCCAGAAAACTCATACGAAGAAATTACTTCTGCAACTCATGTTATAGAGGTAAATAAACTTTATGGAGCTAATAGAGCTGGAGGTGTTGCATTTACTCTTCCATCAATTGCGCCCGTTGGAACCGTATTTGAAATAAATGGTATTTTAGGAAATTGGTCTATTGCACAAGCTGCCGGTCAGTATATACGTGTAGGAGACACAACAAGCACAACTGGAGTTGGAGGTTCTGTTTCAGCATCTGCAGTTGGCGATTGCATTAAATGTCGATGTATTATAGCCAATACTGCATGGATAAGTTTTGGATTACAGGGTAATTTAACAATAGTTTAAGGGCTTTTTATGGTAACAAAAAATGCAATAAATTCAGACATACCAATAGAAATTAGTAAAGGTGGTACGAATGCATCATCCATGACCAATACTTATGGGGTGAATTATTTTGATGGAACTAGACTTGAAACAACAACAGTTGGAACAGCAGGACAAGTTCTCACAAGTAATGGTGCTGGTTCTGCTCCTACCATGCAAGCTTTATCACAAAATTTAGAACTTGTAGAAACGATTTCATTTTCTTCTACTACAGCATCAGTTGTATTTGACGATTTACCCTCTAATACACATTTTGTTGTTATTATTGATGAAGTCTATTCTACATCGGATGATCTTTTGGTAATGGAAGTTAGTGATGATAATGGCTCGACATGGGAAACAAGCGGATATACATCTGGGGCTACTTTTTGGAGGTATAACTCAGCGTCTTTAACTAATCAAAATACTACATCGTATTTTAGGTTTGGTGGAACATCCGGAATTGGAGAAGGTCATAATTTTTGTGTGAATATTCATAACATCAATACAACAAATGCATCACATCTTTTTGCAGAAGGCATGTTAACAAGAGGCGGATCTTATTACGTTATGGTAGTTGGTGAGGGGCCAGCAAATGTTAATGCTTTAAGGTTTCGTATGACAGGGGGTGGAACCCCAACATTTTCTAGTGGAAGATTTTCATTATATAAAGATTTAGAGAGCTAAAAATGGTAACAAAAAACGCAATAAATTCAGACATACCTATAGAGATTAGCAAAGGTGGTACAAATGCATCGTCTATGACTAATACAAATGGGGTTGTTTATTTTGATGGAACTAGACTTGAAACAACAACAGTTGGAACAGCAGGACAAGTTCTCACAAGTAATGGTGCTGGTTCTGCTCCTACCATGCAAGCTAAGACACAAAATCTTGAATTAGTAGAAACTATTACAATTTCATCTTCTACCTCCTATGTTATATTTGATGACTTGCCATCTAACACACATTTTGTTGTTATTGTAGATTATGCCGTTTCAACTAATGATGATGTGTTAGCTTTAGAAGTTAGTGATGATAATGGCTCGACATGGGAAACGAGCGGATATACATCTGGGGCTACTTTTTGGAGGTATAACTCAGCGTCTTTAACTAATCAAAATACTACATCGTATTTTAGGTTTGGTGGCTCAAGTGGTAGTGGTGGAGCTTACAACTTTACTATAAATTTAAATAACATCAATACAGCAAATAACTCGCATGTATATGCATCTGGTTTGCGTACTCGGAGTGGATCAAGTTATATAATGGCAGTTGGTGAGGGGCCAGCAAATGTTAATGCTTTAAGATTTGGTCTTGTTACAGGAGGAACATTTTCTTCAGCAAGATTTTCATTATATAAAGATTTAGAGAGCTAAAAATGGTAACAAAAAACGCAATAAATTCAGACATACCAATAGAAATTAGTAAAGGTGGTACTAATGCTATCACTATGTCAACATCAACTGGTATTGAGTCTATTCCACTTAATAATGATGCTTTTGCTGAATTAGTATTCCAGCAAGAAGATTACAAATCCAAAAAAACAAGAATGTTAGAAACAGAAGAATGAAAAAATTAATCGTTATCGCAGTTATCATACCTATATTACTTCTTTCCTTTTGGGGAATTAAAAAGATGTTTCCAGGATATGAAGATGATAGTGCTGTAGAAGAAATTATCGAAGATATTGTAGAACATCACAGTGACATAGATATTGACCTAACGCCTGAGAGCATGGAAAATGAAAATAAAACTTGAAGTTGAAGCTTGTTGTGATGACGAGCATGAGGACCTATTGATATACGCACATGCTTATAGCTATAAGATAGCATTGGATCAAATTAACCAATTAATCCGCAACAGGCTCAAATATGGCGAAAATGTCTCTGATGAGGAAGAAAAAATATTAGGGGATATCAGAGAGCTAACCATCATTGAGGCGCCTTAACAATGCCTTTTAAAAGCTCTAAGCAGCGCAAATTTCTATATTCTCAAAAGCCTGAAGTGGCCAAGAAGTTTGCTGAACACGCCAAAAAGCCTAAATGGAAGAAGCCTTCAAAGAAGAAGTAGCCAAAACATCTTTCTTTTCTTGATAGCTTCTTTCCAATTTCTCGGCTAACTCCCTGTCGATCAATTCCAATTTTTTGTAAAAATTAGCCATTTTTATATCTTCTTCTATTGTCATTTCTTTTTGCATTATATATAATCCTATTAAACTTATTAAATCCTTCAAGGGCTGAGTATGCAAGGAAAAGCAGTTAATACCGTTTTATCAATCATCAGAAATAATTTCCACAAAAAGAATCTCTTGCAGCTTGAGGATCTAATTGAAATCGGACTTTTTGAGAGCAAAAAGAAGTTCAATTGGTGGAGATTGAGACATAAAAACTTCCCCTTAGTTAGGTTGTCAAAGAGAAAATTCGTGATTCCGAAGAGAGACCTAGTCGAATGGATTAAAGAGCAAAACTAAGAAGAGAGAAAAAATGGAAATCACATACTATTTTAAATCAAGAGATCCTGAAAGCAAGATCGTAGGTGAGTTTGGATTAAAGATTCCAGAATGGGATCTATATTTTAGCAAAATGAAGGTCATTCGTACGCTGAACGGTGGTTTATTTATTGCAGGCCCCTCTTTTAAAGGCAAAGATAAAGATGGGAAAGAGATTTACAAAGACTACTGGTGGTTTGGTAAAGACACTGGGGCTAGATTTAAAGAAAAAGTGCTGAAGCTTGTAGAGGATTATATTAAAGAGAAGTTCGGTCAACAAGCGTTGTCTGAGACTAGTATCCCATATTCTGAAGATATGTTTTGATGGAATGGATCAACTTTAATCAACAAAAACCGACAGATGATCAAACGGTTTTGGGTTGCCAAAAAGGACAAACAGGCTATCCAATCCTCTGCTATTATGACGAGGAAATCGACGCTTTTATCCCATGTGCTTCTTTTCAAGATTTTTATATAAAAATCGATTATTGGATGCCTTTGCCTACTTTACCTGACCAGACGGTTCCATACACAGAGGATATGTTTTAATGACATTTGAGCGACACTTTTCCAGTTTGAGTGACACTTTTCCAGTTTGAGTGACAAAAAGAAAGTAAGCTATTTACCAATTGATAAGTAATTGGTAGAAAATTGGTAGATTTTGAGGCAGAGAAGCGAAAGTAACAAAAAACGAGACACAAATAATGAAAATAGCAATCATCGGAACACACGGTACAGGCAAGACAACGCTAGCCTACATGCTGGCTGCAAAGGCCCAAGAAAAAGGCCTCTCAACGCAGGTCGTCGGTGAAGTCGCCAGGGCTAATCCATTCCCACTTAATAAAGATTTCGATACAGACGGCGCGAATTGGATTATTACAACACAAATTAAACGCGAACTGGATGCTAAAAAACAAAAAACACAATGCATTGTCTGTGATCGGTCTGCTATTGACCCGATCTGTTATCTCAAGGCAATCGATAGCCCTCAGGCAAACTATGAGGGATTAAGAATCTTTGCAGAAGAGTGGATGTTGACATACGATTATATCATTTTTGTAACTCCCTCAGGCGAAGAGCCCGCATTTGATGGCGTTAGAAGTACAGATCAAGAGTTTCAAGAGACTGTACATGATCAATTTGCTAAAATAATTGATTTAAAAAAACAAGATTTAATTGTTTTTCCGTCTAAGTATGTCTTTTCAAAAGATATTGATGAATTGGTAAATAAAATATTTTAAAAAGGCGTGTTTATGTCGCTAGCAGAAAAACTAAAAGAGAAAAGCGCTGATTTCCATGAGTTTATCGAAGGGTATTTTGAAGGACTCAAGGACGCCTCAGAAGAAGAAATTATAGAAAGGACGGAAGAGGTAACAATAACGCTGCTCTCGACTATATACAACTCCTCGTACCTCTTGCACATGCTCTCAAAAGATAAGATCGAGATGAGAGAAGAGCTGGCGAAATTTGTAGATCTTGGAATAGCTGATGCATACGGATTTTTTGAGAAATAGGTGAAATATGCAGCCAATTGAAGTAACTCAATACAATCTCAGAGACGGAACACTCTATTTAGCTACTTCATCATATATAGACGGCTACGCTTTGGAAGAAAAAGAAGAAGATGCCGTTGCGATAGTCATACAAGCAATTGCCTTGAAAATCTTACAAGAATCGGCACAAATACAGGAGGACAGATGTCCTGGATCTTAACTATTATTGCGCTTATTGGTGCATTTTTTAACTCTCAAGGCGAAAAGAGGGGTTTTTACTTTTGGGTTATCTCAAACCTAGGGTTTTGTATCTATAACGCCTGCATTTTGGAGTGGGCTATGTGCGCTCTTTTCTTTGCATACCTTTTGATTACCATTAATGGACTTTGTAAATGGAAGACATAGAGCTAAGTGATGGATCTATAGCTAAATTTATTATAATTAATGATGAAAATGCTGGAAAGCATCCATTAGTAGAAAAAGCTGTTCGATCGTTATTAAAAAGAAATCTTGAATCTTCGATTAATGAGATTAGAATGGAAATGGAGAGAAAAACTGAGAAGACAGAGAAGAAGGATGGCTAAAGAGGTCGACATTAACATTATTTGCGAGATTAATCAATTTTACAACTCAGAACTATTAAATATGCCGCTACCAACGTTTACACTTAGAGACATTTTGGACGCCTATTTAAGCGTAAAAAATAAACTGCATAAAAAAGTGTCTTATAATGCTAAGAGGCAAGAGCGTTTCAAAGCACTCGAAAAGGGGTTTTTAGATCTATATGAGCGGATTAAGAAGAAAGAAGAAAATCTTAGCGAAAAAGATAAAAACATTACGAAAAGACCCCTTTATAGTCCTTGGGTCGATAATGTCCATCACCGAGAAGTATGGTTCCGACTTAAGTACAAAAGTTAAAGAGATACCAAAAGCTTCTGGATGTAAAATTAAATTTAAAAAATACAAAATCTAACAACGAGGTAGTCGGTGAAAAAACTAATGCTTAGCTTAATTTGCCTACCAGTGGCTCTATTTGCCGTACAATCAACAATCGACGATCAAGCTTATATTTGGCAGATAATTAATGAAAAAGTCTATGACGCGGCTTTATATGAGCTCACCTGTTTAGATCATACGTCAGTAGAAAATGACTTGCATACTTGGTTAATGAGGCTTTATGTAGCTGAAAAACTCCAAGACAAGCAATTTAAACGTGATTGCATGAGAAATATACAAAAAATATCAAAGAAAGCCTATGGGGAACTATAGCTTGCATGTTAATTAATACTCTTAATATAACTATCAAACGATCAATGAATGATTATGATTGGATAGCGCACACTACAGATAAAGAATTCTATGCCGTAGAAGAGAGTAGAGAAAAAGCAATTTTTAAAGTTGTAAAATTAGTTTTAGATAACACGAATACATGCTATCGAAACCTAAAAATTCATCGATTAAAAAGATAAAATATCATACGGAGGACTTTGACTAAATGTTGCAAAACTATAAGTTTTATATTTTTGGAGTCGCTTTTACTATATTGATCGTAATGCTTATCTTTCTTCTAAGCGAAATAGATGAAGGCGACGAATTTGATGAGTATCCTCCTAGATTTGGCATTGAGAGGAATGGATAGATGGCAAAAGAGTGGAAGCCATCACTAAAAGAGCTTCCATCTCGCCACTTCTGTTCTTTTGACTCTCTAATTCAGCCTGATCTTGACAACGAGACCCTAAATCTCTCTGATAATTCGGATTTTAGAGACGAAATTGACAAGAAATATCTCTTAGACGGCATTAAAGCTATTTTAAATACACTATCTGAAAGAGAGAAGCTTGTCGTCCTCGCAAGATTTGGGTTCCTCTCTGTAAATTCCTTAACGCTAGATTCTGTTGGTAAAGAATTTAACATCACAAGAGAGCGTATTCGCCAGATTGAGATCAAAGCTTTAAGAAAACTACGCCATGAATCTCGTTCAAAACCCTTAGCACATCTTGTTCAAAACTCTGTGTATGACAAGTATGTCAAAGGCATAGACGCTTAATTTGTTTAATTTTGTTAAATCCATGATCAGTTGTATTAAATCTATGAACAAAAAAAGACAAAAAAAGACAAGAATTTGAAAATACGCTTTAGACGCCTGTTATAGGGTAGAGAAAAAACAAGAAAATCCAGGTTTTGTACAAAAGTTGGATTTTTCTAGCTGAGTTATCAACAACTTCAACACCACATAAAGAAGAAGATAAACAATTCCAATTCTATTTAATCCTCTTTTTGGTTGGTGGAAATTGTTGATAAGGTTAATCTTAGTTGAAGCAAGTTTTCTGCTTTATAAAAACATTTTTTTAACCATATAAGCATGTGTTCTTCTAATGAAATGTTTCCCAGGCTGGGTGATAGCTCAGCTTGGGTTTTTTATTTTTAAGGGTGAATTCTAGAGATTTCGTGCACACGGAATGGACATATTCTGTGTATATGTTGAAAAAAACAGTAATTTTTGAGCATTTGGCATGTAAAACAGTGATTTTTTCTAGAAAACGATGACTTTTCCAACGTTAAAGATTTATTTTGATATATTAAAAAAGTTTCTTGTACATCAAAATGTATACACGGCACTAGCTCGCTGTATAGCACTTTTTGTTTTATCGTTATATATCTCCCAGCCCTGTTGTTTGAGTTTTTCAAGATCATTGTATTCCATTACTTTATCAAAACCCATTACAACGGCATTTATTTGCTCTGTATTCAAAAAACTTTCTTTCCGAGTGGTTTTGGTCATATTAGTCCTTTTCGATTGATCTAGCTCGATTTTGTGAGTTCTTTGGTTGTCAATTTTTAAGCCTTTGCTTAAATCGAACATGTCGGAATTTCCGACAGGGTGCCTATTTAAATTTAACAGTATTAGCTTGAGCTATCCGACTCAAAATTCTCGCCCCATATAGTTCAGATAGCTCACTATTTGATAAATTTGTAGTCAATAACGTCGTAAGTTTATCATTTGTCTTTCTTGAGTCAATAAGACAATAGAAAAAATCTTGAAACGCAGTCGGCGGCTCTCTTACTCCAATATCGTCTAATATTAGGAACTGGAGTGTATTATATTTTTCCCTTAACCCTCTTTCCTCTCCTTTGATATTCAAACTTTCTTTCCAATCTGAAAATAAATCTGAAAATCGCTTAAAATACCCATTTGTACCACCAAGTCTACGATACTCTTCTAAGCACGCACACGCTGCGTAGGTTTTTCCCACTTGAAAATCTCCTTGAAATAGGATAAATCCAGTAGGAGTTGAGGCGATTTGTGTTAAAAAAGGTTTGAGACCTTCTCTTTTACAGTTCTCGATGTTTGCGGAAACGAAAGATCCCAAGACCCCAAACTCTTCTATTGAATTAACTTTCGGAACGTATCTAGTTGGCTGGGTTCCAACCGTTGGCTTGTAACATCTTCCGCAACACCAGGTTTTATCTTTTGGACAAAAGTGCCCAAAATTAAATCCACACACTGAACACGATACGTCTTTACACAATTTTGGCTCATCAAACCATGAAATCTCCTGTGTGAGAGGAGTTCTTCGCCCCAAAACAATTAGATCACCATCCGAAAATTGAAGCATATTTTTCGTAATATTCGAAACTAACTTAGACATAAATCAACCTCCCACCAGCTTTCATTTCTTCCTCTGTAGGTGGCTTCCAGTCTTCATCAAATTTACATTTAGGACGATTATTGGATTTTTTGATATTTAAGTTTGAGAGTTGATTCCATTTCTTTTTGAGATACGCAACGTTTATTAACTTGTCTTTCCAAAAATCATCATCCATCGTCCTATCCACTACTTGTTTTGCTATTGCAAAAGCTTCAGTGAGAGAGGGGGAAGCCGCGGAACTACGGGGGGTGAGAGCTATGAGTAAAGATTGCGCAGCCTTTCTCTCTCTTGTGAGTTGGTTAGAGTTAAGCGAAATTGCGTTAGCATTTGAGCTATGAACTTTCTCTTGAACGTAAGTTACCAACTCTTTTGCTTCTTCGGAGATCGCTTGCTTCGCAGAGCTCTCTTTTTTCTCTTTCAAAGATAAAGAATTTAGATCTCCCCCTTTGGGGGTTGGGGGGTCTTTTTGGTTTACTTTTTCTTTAATAGTTTCTTTTGTAAGAGTTTCTTTTGAGGGTCTACTAAGTAGACTGGGGGGGGTCTTGTAAGTAGACTGGTATAACTTATTTGAATTTGTCTCTATATTAGGCCCATTTTGATCGTTTTTTTCATCATTAATTAGACATAAAGAATAGAAAACTTGTTCAGTTCCACATTGACCAAATTTTTCCTTTTTGATCATCCCTTTTTTGATTAGATTCTTAACGGCTAGACAAACGGATTGGCGGCACATTCCAGTTTTCTTCATCAGAAATGTTATCGATATTCGATCCCATTCTTTATGCCATCCATATGTTTGACGCATGATCACAAGGAGCGCTCGAAGCTCGCCCTCTTTCAATGTGGGTATTAATTCATCAAAGAGTTTGTTCGGGATTTGCGTGTGTTGTGGGACTGAAAACATAAGATGTACTCGCTTAAAGTTGTCAAAAATTTACTTTTTGTTTCACTTTTCTCTGGAGTACTTTAGAATTAAACCCTAAAATGTTAATCTTAGTGTCGATCAGATGGATCCGTCGACAAATACAATTTGGCGATTGTATTGGTTTTTGTTCTGGACTATTTCTCCAGAAGAAAATGAAAACCTAGACTATCTATGATGATTAATACTACGCAAGGGATTTCTTTTTCTTGCGTCATCTTTTTGGGGCTCTCGGGGTAAAACCTGGGGCCCCATCATTTGATGTTCTTCTAAAATCAGTGGCAATCGAAAATTCGTAAAAAGTCGACCACCTATTGTTGCAAAGTCGACCACCTATTGTTGCAAAGTCGACCACCTATTGTTGCAAAGTCGACCACCTATTGTTGCAAAGTCGACCACCTATTGTTGCAAATTCCTCTCCTAAAATCGAAGTCCTATAATTAACAAAGTATAACATACTTTGCATGGGCCGTTGCCTTAACGGCACGGCCTTCTTTTTTTTCTAAAGGTTTAAATATACTTAAATTGAGTTAGGCGACTATACTAATCTTGCTAATTCTCTTAGTTAGCTTGGTTTGGGCGGTCTTTAGTGTGGGCCGCTCTTTTTTTAATACATCCTTACCTTATATCGATCCTCAAGTGCCTTAGCATCAGACTTGGACATACCATAGCCGACGGCGTCTTGGGAGAAAAAGTGGGAAAATACACCGTACCTTAAGCTGTCCATACAATTCTTTGACAAGATACCATCCGCAAAATACTCGTGTTTATTGGCTATGTGTAGGTTATATACTTTTTGCCTTCCAATAGGCTTTCCTTCCGCACGAGATTGAGCAGAATTTTCTTTTGTCGTATTTGTTTCTAGAGAAAAGCTTTCCGCAAAGAGGGCATTTTCTTTTCTCATTATCAATCTTACTTCTCCGTCTGTTTGCAGCCTTACACTTATTGCTACAAAACTTTGCTTTTTTTGGGTCTCTACTTGTGAAGGATTCTCCACAGAAAAGACATGTGCAGGATTTATACTCTCTCTTTGCATAGGCCTCTTTTGCATGTCGACTATGCCAAAGGCTTCCCTCTCTACTTTTGTGCCATTGCTTTGCTTTTTCAAGCATATAAGGGAGGTTTTCTTTGAGAGCTCTTCTTTGATTTTCTGTAGGATTACTGCCATGCTCGGAAAGATGGTCGAAAGCTCGGCAGCACTCGAGATTGCCAATGCTATTGTCTGTTGTGTCTTTGTTTTTGTGATGAATATGGCATCCTTTTGGAATTTCTCCAAACTCTCGTTCCCATAAGACTCGATGCAGATATCTTCCTCGATATTTTCCTTTTGTAGCCTTGAAATAGACTCTATCAGTTCTGTTTTTTGAGCTTGGATATCTTCTGAAAATTGTTCCATCGAATCTTGTTGTTGTGACCATGCCCCTTCTCCTAAATAAATTAGTTGAATATCTCGGCTCCCAATCTTGTTGATCTCTTTGTAATCATCCAGGTTAGCTAAATACATCTTGTGATCGTATGTACATGCGAGAGTCTTGCCTAAGATATCAAACTCATAGCAATCGGCTTCTCGCTCAAATGTTTCTACTATCGGTTGGTAGCCTATAGTTGTTAAAACATTATCGCCTTTCCTGAGGCTCTCTATTGGTTTGTATCCTTGATCAGTCAATATGGGGGTTTTACAACAAAAGCAATGGTCTGATACCTTCATTGGAGCGTCTTTACCTAGTTTTGTAGCCCTTGCATCCCACACATAAGCACCAAACTCTCTAATAGTCCTCGTGCATTGCTGGCATATCTTTAAGGCTCCTGATGTTAGCAGGTTAGATGTAAATCTAATTCCCGAGAGGACGTCATTGTCTGCATCGCAGATATTGGTTATACCGTTACGGTAGAGTTCTTGCTTAAATGAGGCTGCCGATGGGTCGATGTAGATAGCTGAGATATGCTTTCCATCAATAAATTTCTTGAAATCTTCGGCGTATTCGAAGTCAGACTTTTGCCTATTGTGCTCTTTAGAATCATAGTAGTACTCCTCTTGGAGCCAGATGTTTGGATAAGAATTTGGACTGTAACCTATTAAGCTGAAGACAGTTGGGTTAGTTGTGCCATAATCGACGCCTACGATATACTCTCGTGGATTGTGTGGAGGAAATTTGATAGTGTGCACTTCTTCGTCGAAGAAGTCATAGACGGCGCCTTCAGCAACAACCCACTGACCCTCAATAAATCGCTTATACCAGAGTCCTGAGTACTCTTTCTTAAGCGCCTCTTTAAATGACGGATCAAGGGATGGATTATCATCAAGCCGAAAAGAAAAGACAGAGCAATCCAGTTCATTTCTCCTGTCTATAAGATCCTTCTTGACCCAGTGATACGGTGAGTCTGGGTTGGTGGTAGCAAATAGCTTGGCTCCTCTTATGGACATACGAGATAGCAGCATCTTAACAAAGGACTCTGGGAGGATGGTAATCTCATCGAGCAATGCCCCTACTATCTCAGAGCCTCTAATCTTTGCCTCCGCTCGATCGTCATTCGCCCCAATGAGCATCATGACACGCCCATAGATGTGCAGCTCTCTCTTGCCTGGGAAGTATCTTAGCCCTGATGGTCCGACTAGATCAAATAGAGGATCAACAATGTTACGCTTGATTGTAGCGTCTGTACGGCCACAGGCTACTAATGGTCCAGCTGGCCCAGAACGAATAAACTCAAGCCATCTAACGAGCGCTATGAACGACTTTCCTGCGCGTACAGAGCCCTCAAAGATGTTGATACGAGAGTTAGACTCCTGGAATGACTTGATCTGCTTCTGGCTCATCGGCACTTGTAGCGTCATCAATCTCCTTGAGCTTTATATGTGCAAGTTTATCTAGCAAAACTGCCAATTTCCCGTTAAACTGCTCTAGTTCTTGTGGTATATCTCTTTGTCCTAGCCACTGTTTGCCCATCCAGATAGCCATGGCGGCGTTTTTCTTAGCTAAATTGATTTGTATACGCCTAAGAGAGGCTTTCCCTCCATCTGAAAATTTTTTATAACAGCTGGAATAGCCCTCTCCGTAAGTCCTCTTACACCACTTATCAAGAGTCCTTGGATCGGTACGAAAAATGTTTACGATCTCGTTAATTGTGCAGTGCACAAAACACAACCCCTCAAAAGTCTTCTTATCATACTCTCGAAGAGGTGGTGGTGGCGGTGGCACCATTTTCCCGTTGACTATAGTCCCTGGCCTTGGCTTATCATCGTCTTTCTTTTTCTTGGCAGCCATAGCTAATCCTTTATCTTGTATTTACCACCAGTCTTATCCACAAGATGTGCTAAATCTGCTGATATCTGGTCTAGGTCGTCCTTAGTATCAAACGTCGCGACAAACTGTATCTTTTGTGGCGTTTCTTTGGTCTCCTCTAGCATCTCATCTATAGATGGCAAACCTAGCTCTTTACTGTCAAAGCCCCAATCCAACAGATCCTCAACCTCAAATTCGTTGGCAAGTATGTCAAAATTATCCTCGCCAGCATGTCGGTTAAGCCTAATAGACAACTCATCTACCTCTTGTGGATCTAGCAGTCTATGAGGTATCATAACATCTGCTGATGTGTATCCCAGTCCTTGATAAACCAAATATCTCTGGTTTCCTCCGATGATAACTCCGTCTCGATTGACTACTAGAGCTTGACATGGGCCAAACTTGTCCATAGAGACTTTAAGTTGCTCAAACTTGGCTTTGTTGAGTCTCCTTGGGTTCTTCGGATTCGGCTTTATCTTCTCGAGCTTCCAGTTTTCCTGTCTCCATACTACCATTTTTGTCTCCTTCTATCTGCTCTATCTTAGCTGTATACACGTGTCTCGGATTATGCCACACAAAATATTCGTCCTCTTGTCGTACTGGCAGTCCGTCTTTTGCCGCCTCTAGCACATCAAAAAGCATTTCATCTTGGCTTATAAGCGACTTCCCAACTTGCTTATTATCAATGGTATAAAGTGTAACCTTTAGCATGATTAGTCTCCTTTTTTGCTTAAAAAAAGTTATTGTATGCATGGTGCCATTTTAATGTAAGCCCCTTTATTCTAATTCTTTATGTCCATATCTAAATCTTTTTAATCCTTTTTTATTGTAATTAAATCATGCTTATTACATACTTGTACTATCAAACCAACAAATTAATTAGGAGTAAAATTATGAGAAAAATAATTAATGGTAGAATGTACGATACAGAAACCGCAGAATTTATTGAGAGCTATTGGAATGGCCTCGGCGAGCGCGATTTTAATCACTACGAGGAAAGTTTGTATAAAAAAAAGACAGGCGAATTTTTTCTCTATGGCGAAGGTGGTGGCCTTTCGAGATATGCACACGCTTGCGCTGGTGGAGGATATCGTAGCGGAAGTGGCATTGTGCCCCTATCTCTTGATGCTGCAAAAAGATGGGGAGAAAGGCATTTAACGGTGTCAGAGTACGAGGACGTTTTCGGAGCCGTAGAAGAATAACAAAGAACGGGAGGTGTCGATATGATAACAACTATATTACTTGTGATATCGTTTTACTTTATTTTTGTTTTACAAGACCCAAAATAAACCAACAAAACTAAGGGAATTTTATGAACACACTAGAACAAAGAGAGTTATTAGCAGATACCATAGACCGATACAACGAAACGATCGATTGTTTAGAAGCACAGGTCGAAGAGCAGAAAGAGATTTTAAGAGAGATCTCTGATCATTATGAGTTACAAGCTGAACAAGCGGACGAAGAACTTGCTCGTTTGTTAGATAGCATAGATCTCCTCGAAGATCAGATGCACCTTTATGAGAATCGTTATAACAAACTATGCCAACTATAGGAGATAGGTATGTTTAGAATTATAGCTATTGATTTTTCTTTTTGGGCTGCCTGTCAATTGTTAGCTTTTTTCATTGGCATACTAAGAATTGCCTTTAAAAAAGAAGATGATGAAAGCTCGTATATTTAAAATAAAACAACCAAACTAAGGGAATTTTATGAACACACTAGAAAAATACACGGAGCCAATGGCTCTCTTACTAAAGAAAACAAGACATCTAGAGCCTATAACCTCGAGAAGTCGAGCTCTAGAGGTTGTAGACTATATAGCAGAAGCTCGAACTCTTGTAGATGCGATTGATGAGAAACGGAAGGAGCTAACTCAGGTAGAAAGAGCATATATAGCAAAAGTAGATGCCGAGGCAAAGATGTTGGTATCTGCCTTAGATGCTATGCAAAAAAATGCCGTTGAAAGGCTGGAAGACTGGTCCACTACCGTTCCTCAAGAAGAACTACAGGAAGTAGACTGGGCAGATGCTGAGATCTTACTGCCTGATCTTATGGAAAATGCAAGACTCATCACTTCTAAAGCTTTTGTCCTACAAAAAGAGAAAACCGAGTATTCTGTTAACGATTTAACCCTTATACCACGTGAATACCTAAAAGTAGACGAAAAGAAAGTGAAATCTCTCTTCAAAGCTGGTGTTCGTGATGTTCCAGGGTTGGAAATATATACCACTAAGAAAATGGAGATCCGTAGACATGCCAAAACAAGCAGCACATCCTAAGCTGTCAGACCTTTATTATACACGCTTTGAGGTTTTGAACCTCTTTGGAGTGTGTAAAACAACATTATATCTTTGGGTGCGAGATAAAAAGATAGAAACAACCAAACATCCCTTAACGGGGAAGATCCTTTTTAAAAAGGACTATATAGACAATTTGTTAAAGGGCCACGGGGGATTATATGGCAAAAAAGAAGAAAAAAAAGCAAAAGATTGAGAAGCAAGTTCAGGCTCGTCAATCAATACAATATCAAGCTCCATCAAGAAGCGTTACCGATGCTGATTTACAGCTTGTATCTAAAATAGCAAATGAGGCGTCAAAAACTCCTTTCTTCAAAAAGCTTGGCGGTTTCCCAGGGATCTTTTCAATCATGCTTTATGCAAAAGAGATTGGGCTCCCACCAATGCAAGCCGTCTTTGGCGGGATGAATTGTATCATGGGTAAGATAGAGATTGCTCCACATGCCATGAATTCCTTGATACGGGGACGGGGTCACAAACTTACAATTGTTGAGCTATCAGATACTATCTGTACTATCAAAGGTGAGAGGAGAGATACAGGCGAGAGCATGACTGTTTCTTTCAGCATTCAAGAGGCTGAAAAAGCTGGTCTCTGTAGGGGAGACTCTGGGTGGAACAAATATACAAAGGACATGCTGTACTCAAGAGCTATGTCTCGCCTTGGTAAAAGACTATTTGGCGATGTCATAGGATGTGGCACATATGCAACAGGAGAAGTTCAAGAGTTGCCAGAGCAACAATTTGAGGAGGCGGAAGTTGTCTCTACTGAAGAATACACAGCAGAAAGAGCCTCTGAAGAGATATCCTGTGCTCTTGGAATCGACAAGACTCCTGAAATGATTGAATATATTGAGTTTTGTGCAAATAAAACTGCAAGACCATTAGAGGCATTAGTCCCTTTATGGATCGAGAGAAAAGAACTGTTTTTAGAAAACTTTGAGAAAAGAAAAAGGAATTTAGAAAATGGAACAGATTAAAGAGGGATACACACGAGTATCGTCTATCCTGTCTCAATGGGACAGGTTTGGACATATACCAAAAGATATTTTGAAGAAGAAGCAGAGAATAGGAACAGAAGTTCATGATGCAATATCATCATTTACCAATATGGCATTTATCCCAGTTTCGAAAGAGGCACAGGGATACTTCGATAGTTTTTTAGAATGGCAAAAAGATTCTGGCTTTAATTTGATACATAGCGAACAGAGGTTTTATTGTGATAAACTTAAAATAACAGGGAAGATAGATGCTGTAGCCGAATCAAGATCGGGTGATAGATTCTTGATCGACTACAAGACATCCGCGTCAAAAGATGCAAAGATATGGCCGCTGCAAGGCTGTTTGTACCACTATTTGGCAACTGTTAACAATCTTACTCTGTCCAAAAACTTCTTTTTTGTACAGCTTTTCAAGGATGGTTCTCCTGCTATTGCCCATGAGTTTACGATAAGCAATACTTTAGCCAACATATGTAAAGCCGCTTTACTTACATACCGATATTTAAACGTTTAGGAGGTCTGTTATGTTTTTTGCATTAATGATAGCTCCACTCTTACTCATGTGTTTGTTTGGCTTGTTTGCCAAAGAAGATTATCCTTGGATTTGAGAGATGGAACTTTTAGATTTTTTCGATTCAGAGGAGACCCTTGTTAAACAAGATCTCCGTCTTTTAAAGAAAGAGGTCTCATCCTTGAGAAAGGGCCTCTTTGCTCGTCTGTCGGCTCTAAAGAAAGAGCACGAAACGCTTAAGTATGACTACGAAACATTAAAGAAAAGTATTGCCAAAAACGATGAAAAGCTTTGGCAAGAAATACGCCCAAAAGAAAAGGATTATGATCTTTGGTAGAATTTAAAAAAATGAATTGCTCGTTTTGTGAAAGGGATTTTAAGGTCCCACTGAGTCATTACAGATATAAGATAAAATACGGTCAAAAGAACTTTTTTTGTTGCAAGCTTTGTAGGGATCAGTTTGCAAAAGACAAGCGCTATTGTGAAAAAAAACGTGAGAAAAGGCTTAAAGAAACTCATCATTAAAAGCCTGAACCATATACACAAAGAAAAAAGCTATTGGCAATAAAGATACCCAAAGGATTAATACATGTTTAGCCACAAAAAAACTCCTTCCCAATAACTTCTAAACTTTCTTTTGGATAGTACTTTTTAAATCGTTTGATCTTTGTACGGCTCTTTTGGTCCATATAGCCTTTCACTTCAATCCATCGAGCCTTTTCGTCTAGGTCATATACTTTAAAATCAGGTTTATATGACCTAACTCCCCGCTTGATTTTCTCAAACCAGAATGTCTCTGGCTCATATTCCCAATCTTTTATAAAACCAGCCTCTTTTCTCCTCTGCAAGAAAAGAGCATATGCCATTTCCCACCCAGATTTGTAGTAATGTTTTTTACCACCAATCAAACGCCATCCTTTATTTGTGTTTCTCATGCTCATATGGCGCAATTAATGCCTCTAAATCATAAAACTCACCATTAAAATATTTATTCTTTTTAGGCTCGTATAATGCCGTCATAAATTCAAAAAGGTTCGGATCGATAGATTCTCGATTGGCGTAGAGCCAATGCTCACAATAGATATTTTTTGGGAAGTTGGCGTTTTTGTGATATCTTTTTCTTAAGATCTTTTTAAGAACTGTGCTTCGTTCTTTGTATGTAAGAGCAGCTATTCGTTCTTTTTGCTCCCAATAGTCCACTTCTTTAAGTTGCCATGTAAGATATGCTTTATCAAGGAGACATAACTTCTTCCTATCAATTTCTGCTTGTATACAAGCCTTCATTTTAGCTCGTATCTCTTTTGAATATTCGATGTGGAGATCTTCTTTTTCTGGCAGTTTCTTTTTATAGGGAACTCTTAGCTTTTTCTTTTCGTTCAGAGAGAACCTCCTTTGAAAATGGCTGGTAACCTAGGAGGGAGTACCAGCCACGATAGAAAAAAAGATAAACAAAACGAACTTTGACCAAGTTCAACCACACATTCTCACACACATCTTTTTTTTACAAGAAAGACCATTAGCATTGCTAAATAAAAATTTAATTTGCAATTATGCGGTAAAAGACAATTTAAATTTTTACTTGCAAGTGTATTATGTCTGATTTAGATGTCCGTCAAGATTATAATTATCTTTATGATCACGCTTATTCTGTGTGGAGCCCCTATCTTTCGGCTGCTGAGATAGATTTAAGGTTTTATCTTGGAGATCAATGGTCCGAAGATGAAAAAAGATATCTATGGGAGCAAGAAAGGCAAGCCTTTGTCATAAATATGATCAAACGTACTGTTGATCAACTTTCTGGATATCAAATTAAACACCGCCTTTCCTCCATTGTGCTTCCAGTTGAATCATCCGATAGACAAACGGCAGATCAAAGATCCAAGTATCTTATGCATGTTCTATCAAACGGTGGCGGATATGAGATGCTTTCTCAAGCATTTGCCAGTGCCATGCGTACAGGTATCGCTCTTGCTTCGGTTTATAAGGACTATAGAGATGATGTTTTAGACGGAGATATTCGTTTTGCTGTTGATCCATGGTCTTCTTTTCTCTGTGATCCTTATTTTTCAAAACTAGACTGGTCTGACTGCTCATATGTCTTAAAACGTAAGTATTTATCTCTGGATCAAGCGCAATCTCTTTTGCCAAAGCACAGAAAAGAGGTTGAGGATCTTTTTGATGCTGGTTGGGATAGAGATGGTAAATTTACATGGCTACCATATCAGAGACAGCCTGGCGGACAAGAGATGATGGCCTATGATGAGATGTATCTTCAAAAATGGAAAGAAGTTGACTTGCTCATTGACTCAGAAACAGCAGAAATTTTGCCATTTGAGATACCAAAAGACAGGATGAAACTCTTTTTAGAGATGTATCCAAACTTTACTAAGGTAAAAAAACAGAAACAATACATAGAGCGACCTCTGATAACTGGGGATTAAAACTACAATCAGCTATCAGACAAATCATTGATCCACAAAGAGCGCTCAATAGAAACAGGTCTCAGAGAACGGATATTGTCGAAAAGAATATGAATTCTGGCTGGATGGCAGAGGAGAACTCGGTTATCAATCCTGACTCGCTATTTAATTCGGGTCAGGGGGTTGTTGTTTGGAATAGAAAAGGGTCGCCTACTCCACAAAGAATGGACCCAATTCAGGTTCCACCCTCCTTTTTCCAAGAAGAAAGTTCATTACAAAACGATTTAATGGCTATCAGTGGCTTAAATGATGCAGCATTCGGTATACCAGATTCTGGAAATGAGTCTGCTGCTCTCATGAACCTAAGGCAGTCTGCTGCTGTTACTAATATTCAAGGCTATTTTGAGAATCTTCGTATCGCACAGAAGGGAATATCAAGAAAAATCTTGAAGATGTCTCTATCTAATAGTCCAGCTAAGGTACAGAGAATCATCAATGAGCCTCCAGCAGACGGCTTTTATGATGAAGATTTCTATAAATATGACATATCGATCCAAGAAGGCGCCTTAACTCCAGAGCAGAAACAGCTGCGCTTTATGCAGCTAGTTGAACTTAGAAATCTCGGTGCTCCAATCACTGGAGAAATGCTTGCAGAAGAAGCCCCAATTCAGGGTTCATTTGATCTTGTTGAGAAGATTGGCCAGATGGAACAACAACAGGCACAAGCTGCGCAAGAACAACAGCAAATACAAAATCAGCTTATCGCAAATCAATCTCAAATGGCACAAGCAAAAGCCATCTCTGATGTGGCTCTTGCTAAAGAGCGCTTCACAAGGTCGATCGCAAATCTTGGACTTGAAGATGAGCGGGCCAGCAAGGCTGTACAAGACAGATCTGATGCTGCGTTAACTCGAGCTAAAACCATATCTGAACTTGAGAAGATGGATACTGAGAACCTCTCAAGATATTTAGCCCTTATCAAGATGTTTGAGGAATCTAACAAAGAGTCTGAGAACAGAATCAAGATGCAAAATGTTGCGGTAACTGAGATGGCGGCTGAGCCAGATGTGCAGATGTCGCAACAACAACAATCAATTCAAGAACAACCCATACAACAACAACCACAGGAGGTGCCTCAAGATGAAAGACTCTTATAAAGGCGAAAAATCCAAGGCTATGGAGAACAACTACAAGTACATGCCTAAAGGCGTAAAGATCGAAAACGGATCTCATGCCTCTAAGCCTGGCAAGTTAGACATGCCAATTGGCCACGGATTTAAAGAAGTCGATATTAAAAAATATCCCATGAGCGAATACCCCAAGAAAGCCATGGATTATTAGACAAACTTGGGAAAAGGAGACAATAAATGGCCCAAGATCTAGGTGAAACTAGAGATGCAATGATCGAGGATGACAACAACGAGATCGAAAAGATCCTAAATGAGAATAAGGACAAAAAAGAGCCTTACTGGATCGTTATTTTCGCAAAACCAGCCAAAGTAAGAGTTGATGGGAAGCCCACATTGGTAAAGCTTATCAAAGCTTATCATCAATACAGGCCTAAATCTATGGTCGGAATGATCATAGGCGAGGTAAGCAATAAAAAAGGGGTAATTGATTGGGAAGTCAATATGCCTCAAGCCCCAATTGACTATGACGCTCTTGGAATCTTTGGAGTAGAAAAAACAAATGAAGTCATCTACGAAACAACTACGATACCGAGTGCATATGTAACTCAGTAACAAAAAAAAGAAAACTGCCGCCGAGTTGAACGGGCGACAAAAAAAGGAGGAAGCCAATGACTACAGTTGGCACACAAGAATTTTCGGGCGAAATGCAACAAGCACCTGAGGTCGCCGCTCAGATGCAACCAGTCTCTGATGAGGATGTCTCACAATCTGAGGGAGTTAGTCAAGAGGGAGCAGTCCCCTTGGCAGCTTTGCAATCAGAACGAGCCAAGAGGCAGGAGCTAGAAGAGAGAGTGAAGGTAATGAGTGATCATATGTCTCTCATGCAAGCAAACGCTCAAATGTATCAACAGCAACAACCAAATGTTGAAGAACAAAAGCCGAAGCTTTCAAAAGACGACGTGCTCACATATGGCGAATTCGAGGAATTGTTATCGGCCAGAGAATCTGCATATAAACAAAATATCGCAGAACTTCGCATGGCGCAGAAATACAAAGATTATGAAGACGTCATAAGCAAATACCTTCCTGAAGTTTTAAAGCAATCACCGCAGTTAAGAGCAACTCTACAGCAGTCTCAAGACTATGAGCTTGCCTACTATTTGGCTAAGAATTCAGATGCATATAAGGCAGAGTCTAAACAGACAAAGAAAAATGCCGATGTTGAACGGATTCTTAAAAATGCCGAGCAGCCAGGATCACTAAGCTCGATTGGTAGTGCAACAGCAAAAAGCACAGCCAAAAGGTTTAAGGATATGTCTGATGAGGAGTTTTCAACTCTTGCAAATAGAAACCGCGGTTATTTCTAACGAAAGTTTTTAAAAAGGAAGAAACTTTATGACTATTACAAGCACAAGCCAATTGAGCCCAGCCGTTCGAGAGTACTACGATCGACTGATACTCATGACGGCATACCCAGCATTGGTTCACACCAGTTTTGCTCAAAAAAGAATGCTGCCTCGAAATAGTGGCGATACCATTGTATTTAGACGATATTCAAAGTTAGATACAGTGCCTATTCCATTGGTAGATGGTATAACCCCTCCAGGAGCTCCATTGTCTGCAACAGACATCAAAGCTCGCGTCTCGTTTTATGGTAATTTTGTGACCCTTACAAATCAGGTCATGATGACAGTCGAAGATCGCACTCTTAATGAGGCTACGAGGCTAATCGCACAGAATTACGCCCAAACAATGGACGAAATAACAAGAGACGTCTTGGCATCGATGGCAACAGTTATCCAATGCTCAAACGGTTCTAACGGGTCAACCCCAACAGAATTGGCAAAGGAAGATATCGATTCTGTTGTAAAAACATTACTTGGAAACTCAGCAGAGATGATCTCTGAGGTAATTCCTGGAACCGATGCATTTGCTACTGCACCAACAAGACCAGCTTTCTTTGGATTTATCCATACAGACTTGCTGGATGATCTTGAGTCAGTTGCAAACTTTGTTTCATCAAGCAACTACTCAGCCGTACAGAAGGTAACACCTTTCGAGTGGGGCTCGACTGGCAACGTCAGATGGAAGTATACCCCTATTGGTATCAAGTCATCTGCAACTCCAGCTGTGTATAGTATGCCGATTGTAGGTAAGGAGGCTTATGCCTGTATTCATCTCGGCTCAGAAAGTGGCGATTTTTATGTTGAACAACTAGGTTCTGCAGGAACAGCCGATCCGTTGCATCAAAGAGCAACAGTTGGCTTCCAACATCCATTCGCTGCACGTATCCTAAATGATGCATTCGGTGCTTTATTGTTGGCAACACATTCATAATTGTAAGGAGTATTAATTATGGCACAAATTAAACGATTTAGCTGGACAAATCCTTCTACAGCTGTTGCTAAAGAACTCAGTGTTGGATTTACAGTTTCGAAAATAGAGATTTGGGATTTAACAACTCCAAATCGATTTGAGTGGACCTCAGATATGGCAGATGCCTCTATCTTCGTCTTAGGCACATTGGCATATACCGCAACAAATGGCGTAACACCTTTGGCAGAAAGCACATCAATTGGTCCTGCTATTAGCGGCATGACAAACGCCTCACCAGGTGTTATTACGGTTGATGATGTGGCCTCTTATGGAATTGTAGCAGGCGACACCATCACTGTCACCAATTTGGCAGATGATGGTTCTGCTACATCGCTCAATGGTGAATATACGGTAGCCTCAGTAACGACAACCACAATTACAACTGCTACAAATACTTCAGCTTATAGCGTGTATGTATCTGGCGGGACAGTTGTTCGAAAACTCGATTCAAATGGCGATCCAGTTGCTCAAGAAAACGTTGCAAAACGTGGTTTGACTCTTGGAACCTCTGCTGTAGGGGCAAACTCTGCAAGCATGGTAGCTATTTGCTATGGCGAAGAAACAGTGACCTAATAGTAGGTAATTAGGGAGGGTATATATCCCTCCCCTTTCATCCAAAAAGGAGAGTTAAATGACAACTAAAGAAGACAAAAAATTAGAAGAAAAGTTAAAGAATCTGCCGATTATTGGAAATCAACCAAAATCAGAGGCAGAAGAAAAGTTTTTAAGAGAAGTATGTGAGTTTGAATTTCTTAATTCAGAAGAGCCAGGATTAACAGTTTCTTTTGTATATGGCAGTTCAAATAACAATCATAAATTTATGCTATTTCATGGTGGAAAATATCGAGTTCCGAGATTCATAGCTCGACATATAGAATCCTGTGGTACTCCAATTTATGATTGGTCTCCAGATGGATCAGGAAGAATGGTTAAAAAATATAAAGGACGAAAACCGCGTTTTAGAATGGCACAATCCTTTTAACATACAGGTAAACTCATGGCTACATGGACCTTATCATCTATCAGAAGCAAAATCAGAACAATCATTGGGAGAGATTCGATTGATGAATATCCAAATTCTGATCTAGATACGAGGATCAATAGGTTTTATCAGTTGATTTTACCAGCTGAATTAAAGCTGCAAAAAAATCATGTATTCTATGAGTTTTTCACCACTCCAAACCAGGCTTGGTATGAGTTTGATGATGAATCATATACAAATATCGAGCCGCCTTGTTACATCAACCAATATGTCTTGAGTTACTATCAAGAGCCGTATCTATTTGAAAGCTCGTCTGAACCCAATATTAATGCCAATACAGAGTTAAGGCCATGGACTGGAGATGGATCGACTACAACGTTTACAACAACTGTTAGCAACAAGATCATGCCAGGAACATTTATAGCCACCGATAACACCGAAACATTCATAGATACTACTGAAACCTATACAACTAGCGATGTTTCTATCACGGGCTCTTTAGGCGGTAATGCAACGATTAATTATTCAACAGGAGCTATATCGGTCTCATTTGCTACAGCACCTACTTCAGGACAAACAATCTATGTTTCAATGATTCAATTCGTCCCTAGCAGACCACAATCCGTTCTTTTTTATGAAAATAGATTCAAGTTTTACCCAGTTCCAGACACAACATATAGATTCAAATGTAAGGCCTATAAAGTTCCAACAGCATTGAGTACAGCAGATTCTAGACCTGAACTTGATGAATGGGGTCCAATGATAGCATATGGAGTTTCAAGAGAAATACATGCAGACAACGGTGAAATGGATGCCTATATGGAAGTTTCTGCGTTATACAAAGAGCAGCTCGACTACTGCATGAGAAGGACTCATGAACAATTAAGCCAAATGATCATTAAACCAAGATTCTAGAGGTAATTTTGCATTATCCAAAGGAAATAAGCTGTAAATATTGCAAGAAGAAATTTGTTAGAACAAATATAGCAAAAAAATATTGTTCCGAGAAATGCAAGTTGCTTGCAAATATAAAAAAAACTAAAAAAGGCTGTTGGAACTGGACGGCCAGCCTGGGACCTGGTAGATACGGGAAAATACGTTATCTCGGGAAGACTTTTAGAGCTCATAGAGCATCATACATATTGTTTAATGGAGAAATTCCAAGGGGGAAATTAGTTTGTCATAGCTGTGATAATCCATTATGCATCAATCCTGACCATTTATTTATTGGATCACAAAAAGAAAATATAAGAGATATGGATTCTAAAAATAGAAGGGCAGACTTAAAGGGTGAAAACCATCCATGTAACAAGTTGAAAATAACGGACATTTTAGAAATAAAAAAACTGCTTTCTCTTAATATTTCACAGAAGATAATTGCAAAAAAGTTCAACTGTCATCAATCAAATATCTCAAATATTAAAAGAAAAAAATTATGGGGGCACGTCTAAATGTTTGACAAAACTCAGCCAAAAGATACAACAAAAATAAGAAATCTAGGAGCAGTCATTCGCCCTAATTTTGTTGCAATCCAAGAGGCGCCTAGTTCTTTCAAGCCTTATGCAATTAATTTGCAGAATAGAACGCCTTTAGGTGTATCAAACGATCCAGCTACCATTTCTGGCTCATCTATCCTATATACAAAGACTGACGCCGATGGAAAGGTAGAGCTTTTCTGTAAGTCGAGTGCGGGGACTATACAGCAGTTAACTAGCGTTGGTTTTATTGGCTCAAAGACTATGAAAGGCAAATTTGCCAACATCAGGTTTGGAACAAATACAACTGATTGGGGTATTAATAACATCACAACAGCTGGTTTAAGATGGACTGCAGCAGGAGCAACATCTGCCTCTTATGGCTGTACAATGACTAGGGTCGCGACTGGACATTATAGAGTAACGCTTACTACAGCAAGATCTAATACAAACTACTATCCTATGGTAACTCTCAAAGAAACAGGTTCTATGAGAGCTCCTTTTGTAGAGATTACATCAACTACACAGTTTGAGATATACGTCCGAGACGAGAATGACTCGAAGAAAGACGTTGGTGGCTTTTGTGTCGTATTTGGAGGATTCTAAAAATGGCAAATCCTGCTTTACTAGCTCCATTAACAGGATTAGTAACAAGCACAGATCCATTCCTTGCCCCTTTTGTCTCCTTTAGGGAATTGGAGAACTTTCACGTACGACACGGTTACCTAGAGAAACGAAGCGGCTATAATCTTTTTGGATATATGGTTCACAAGCCATCAACAACGATTACAGCTATAACAAAAGCAAATCCAGGCGTAGTCACGGCAGCAAGCCATGGACTTAGCAATGGCAATATTGTCCTAATCACGGATGTCAGCGGAATGACTGAGGTCAATAATACGCTATTTACTGTAGCGGGCGCCACTACTAACACATTCCAGTTATCTGGTGTAGATACCTCCTCGTATTCCACATATACGTCAGGCGGCAGAGTCGATCTAGTGCCTGGATTGCCCATTATGGGCATCTTCCGATATGAAGCCGCTGATGGCTCCCAATCTGTTCTTTCTTTTGATACTAAGCGAGCAGCAATTTACGACTCATCTGCTGAACGATTTAACCCATTAGATGCTGCAGATATTATGTCATCCACTAACGATGATTTTGTTTGGGCATCCGATTGGCAGCCTTCTGGCTCTGCAAATAGACTCTATTTTACTAATGGTCTTGCTTATGACGGTGTGTCAAAAAATGGAGTCCGTTATTATGACCCAACGGTATCTACTACAGCAACAACTCTCCTAACTCCGTCGCTTGGAGGGACAAGAACATTTTATGGAGCTAAACTGCTCTTTACTCTAAGACAACGTATTATAGCTCTAAACACCCACGAATATGATTCAGTTGGAGGCGCAACAACTAATTATCCTCAAAGAATGCGTTGGTGCCAAATACAAAAACCATCGGTTTGGAATGATCTTACCCCTGGACAGGGCGGTTATTTAGACGCTGGTACTGGAGAACAGATAATCTCAGCCCGTCCTCTACAAGAGGGGATAGTTGTCTTTTTCACAAACTCTGTTTGGATCATTAGGCCTGTATCTGATCCAGCATTACCGTTTAGATGGGAAAAGATTAATGATTTTAGATCATGTGGTGGCAAGATGGCTTCTTGCGCATTCGACCGCTTTGTTATGTCGTTTGGCAATCGAGGCGCTTTTGTTTCTGATGGGACAGAAAGCCGACGCATAGATGACAATAATCCTGATTTTACCGTTGATGAAATTAACGCCTCAGAGTTCAAAAAGGTTTATTGCGCTAGAGATTTCCAAAATGAGCGTCTCTGGACTTTATATCCTGGAGAAACAAATATTACTTCAACTGAGGCCTTAATCATAGAAGATGGGACAAATAATTGGTCTACATACGATATCGGTCTCAATTGCTTAGGATATGGCAACTTCTCACAAGATTATGCCTTAGAGGATTTCACCGCAGCAAATGGCCTTGATTTTGCTCTTAATGATATGGACGAGGAGACTCTTGATTCATTCTTTTTCCAAGAATCGCAAGAAGCTTTCTTGGGGGGATCTACTACAGGTAGGATTTATACTCTAAATACTGAGACCTCTGATGACGGAACCAATATTGAGTGTGCTCTAACCTCAAACGCTTGGAATCCTTATCAAGGAGAGGGAAAATCTGCAAGATTGCTATATGTAGATATCTATGCAGATGCCAATACTACTACAAAACTCACAGTCTCATTTTATAAGGATACAGAAAATGCGCCGTATAAAACAGTTTCTACGGATTTGCTACCCCCTCTTGGTTATATTTGCCTTATTTCTAGCATTTCTCAAGCTAATCCTGCTGTTGTTGGAGCTCCAGATCACGGGTTAAGTACTGGAGATGTTATATATATTTATGGTATCTCCGAAGGGATGACTGAGATTTCAGGCCAATATACCATTACTAAGGTAGACGACAACTCATTCTCTTTAGATGGTATCAATTCGACGGGCTTTACGGCATATTCTACAGGAGGATATGTTTGTAGGAAGAGATTTTACAGGAGTCGGGTAGTTAAAAGAGTAAGAGCTGGAGGTATCGGGTTCCAGCATCGAATGCGTATACAAAGCTCTGGAACAAATGCCCCTCTAAAGATATCTTTTTTAAAGCCAGAGTTTAAACCTGTTGGCAGGAGAATGACGAACTAATGCTAAAAGATACATCACATAAGCCACGCCTACCGTCAAAACATAGGATATCTGATCCAGAAGTACTACATAGGTATTTAGAAAGCTTACAGGCTGCTTATTCGCGCTTTTATGACAATCTAGAGAAGTCTTCTAGCGGAACTTTTAGAACTAGTACAGATCCAACACAAGCAAGCTGGAAACCTATATTAAAAGGGACAACTACCGCAGGCTCGTTTTCTTATACTCATCAAATTGGAACAGTTCTACGCCAAAATCTATTAGTTGATTGTTGGTTTAGTGTGAAATGGTCTGGAGCGACTACCGCTACTGGAAATTTATATGTAGAGCTGCCATATAAGGTAGCAAAGTCGGATGAAAAGCCGTTTATAGGCGTCGTAATTCCGTCTCAAGTAGATTTTACATCTACTAGTTATACGGCCATGGTCATCCAGGCGATACCTGATACATATCGAGGAGAAATATGGCTTTATGGTGATGGAGCCGCATCTAACCATCAAACTTGTGCTGCACTTGGATCATCCGATCAAAAATTAGAGGGCACAATTCGTTATTTAGGACAAGAATATGAGTAATCTGGACAGAAAAGATAGTAATTTGGACAAAAAAGCAGAAAAAATGGCCGAATTGCAATGGATTCGCATATTTACACCTATCCACATACCAAGATATTTGATTGAACAGGTAAGGAGTCGAGATTTTTCAATTGAGGACTTTTTTACATATCAAGAAACTAACTGCATATCAGTAGATCAAAATAATTCCTTTACGCTAAACCCCCTTAATCAACTATGGCTTCTTGTAGATCCAAAGCATATAGCTAAAGGTTTTCTATGGTTTACGATTAATCCATTATCTAAAGATGTCTTTATTCAGACTTTCTCTGTAGATAAAGAATATTGGGGCGGAGGTCGTGCAGTACGTAAGCTTGAAGAATTCGTTTCAGATTTAGCAAAAAAAGCAGATTTAAAAAAGATCTATTGGATTACAAATTGTCCAAAACATAGTAAAAAACATGGCTTTGAAGCTTCAAAAAATGTTTTGATGGAGTATACAATTAAAAAAGAAGCTTTGCCATCTAAGCGGGAGTAGCAAAATGGGGAAAACGGTTACAGGCGGATCTACTCATGAGAAAAACATAGATCTCCTCACAAAAGATCAGAAAAAGTTCCTTTCGGGAATTATAGGATCAAAACATCTCACGGATTATTCTCGTGGTGCTTATAAAGATATCTTAAAGCCTGGAATAGAGCGCCCAGATATGATAAGCCAACGCAAATTTGAAAAAATGCTTGAGCCCTCACGAGATTATTATAAAGGCATTCTCGGACAACAAGATGACATGGCGGGCTTTGAAAAAGGCGTTGTTGATCCAATGATGCAACAATACCAACAACGAGTTCTCCCAGAAATCCAACAAAGATATTCCGATGTGGGAGCTGGCTCCTCATCCGCCCTTAACCAAGCTTTGGCAGCAAGCGCAGGAGATCTCACCACACAACTTTCCGCACAATATCTACCTTATCAACAACAACAGCAAGCGCAACGAATGGCAGCTGCTCAAGGGCTTATTGGTGCTACAACACCGACACTGCAACATCAGGAACTACAAAGATCAGCATATGGACAAGACTTACAAGGTATTCTCTCTGCTCTTAGTGGCCTTGGCGGATTAGCTGGCCAACAGACATTTTCTCCAATGATCTCACAGAGGCAAGGTATTTTAGGTTCTTTAATAGGAGCTGGTGGATCAATTGGAGCTGCCGCAATGATGTCTTCTAAAAAGGTTAAAGAAAATATTAGAGATTTTACTCTTGGATTAGAATCGTTGAAGAAGGTAGAAGCCAAAAAATACGATTATAAAATCGAAGACGAAGAAGAGGCCTTAGTAAAAGATCGAGTAGGTTTAATAGCCGAAGATCTTCCAGAGGATGTGACGGTTGAGATAAATGACGTCTTACACGTTGATCTTTATGCTCTGATGGCTCTTTTAGTAAATTCGGTCAAAGAATTAAGCGAAAAAGTCGCTAAATTGGAGAAAGCAGATGGCGCAAATAATAACGTATGATGCAGATCGAGGATTGAGAGAGGGGATAGCTACAGCCGGTAGCGCTCTTGCGTCGGCTTTAGCTACGCGTGGCCAAAGAAAATATGAAGAAGAACGCCGTCAACAACTACGTCAAGAAGAACAACAAGAAGCTCAAAGACAGGGAACTGTTTTGCAGTCTGTAATGCAAAATCTTCCACAAGACGCATCTCCAATGCAAAGAGTTATGGCTTTTAATCAGGCTATGTCTGAAGGCGTCCCAATGGAGACTATCTATAAACTTGGGACTCTTCAAACGGCCATGGAAAAAGCACAAGCGACAGGTCAAGGTAGTGGTTTAGGTGTAGAAAATAAATCACAATTAATGGATGTCATGAAGCGTTTTGGTATGGATGAAAATCAAGCTGAAAGAGAAGCTGATCTTTACCTATCTCTTCCAACAGGAGGCAGAACGGCGTATGCAAACATGTTTTTTGATAGAATGCAAAGAGGCGGCTTTGGTGGAGCACAACCTCAATCAACAGGAACGGAGAAAGACGCCGCAATATTTAATAATGTTCCAGGCGAAATAATGGAACAGACAGACGTTTTATCCTCAAATAGACGTGGAGATGTTTCTTCGACATCTGAAGAAGTAGCTGGCTTCCAATGGCCTAAACTGAATACATTTGAAGGATTAACTCCTAAAGAGAGAACGACTCGTCAAAAAGATCTCTTCAACGCCAACGCAAAAGATTTCCAAGAAAATAAAACTAAACAAATGGGTTATGAAGACGAGCTAAGAAGGCTTGG